GGTAGTAAAATTATTGGTAAATGTATGATGGGTTCAACGAGCAATGCTCTTGACAAAGGAGGAGATAATTTTAAGAAACTTTATTATGACTCGGATGTTACTAAAAGAAACGCCAATGGACAGACTCGCTCGGGATTATATTCTTTGTTCATACCTATGGAATGGAACTACGAAGGATACATTGATGCTTATGGCATACCTGTCTTCAATACACCGAAAAAACCGGTTGAAGATCCGCACGGTACTAAAATAAATATAGGTGTAATAGAATATTGGCAAAATGAAGTTGATGGATTAAAAGGAGATCAAGACGGATTAAACGAATTTTACAGACAATTTCCACGTACAGAAGAGCATGCTTTTAGAGATGAAGCTAAATCGTCTTTGTTTAATCTTACTAAAATATATGAGCAAATAGATTGGAACGCTGATATTAACAATAGCAATGTAATTACACAAGGAAATTTTCAATGGGTTAATGGTGTTAAAGATACATCTGTAATTTTTAACCCTACAAATAATGGTAGATTTTTTATATCATGGGTTCCAGAAACTAATTTACAAAATAATGTAATTAGTAAGAATGGAAAAAAATATCCTGGTAATGAACATATGGGCGCTTTTGGTTGTGATAGTTACGATATATCAGGTACTGTAGATAATAGAGGATCTAATGGATCTTTGCATGGTTTGACTAAATTTAGTATGGAAAACCACCCTGCTAATCATTTTTTTTTAGAATACATAGCAAGACCTGCTACGGCAGAAATATTTTTTGAAGATGTTTTGATGGCTTGTATATTCTATGGTATGCCAATACTTGCAGAAAATAATAAACCTAGATTATTATATTATTTTAAAAGAAGAGGTTATAGAGGTTACTCTATGAATAGACCAGATAAAATATACAATAAATTATCAGTAACAGAAAGAGAAATAGGTGGTATACCTAATTCAAGTGAAGATATAAAACAGGCTCACGCCGCGGCAATTGAGTCTTATATCCAAGATTTTATTGGTTTAAAACCTAATAATCAATATGGTGATTTATATTTTCAAAGAACCTTACAAGATTGGGCTAAATTTAATATAAATAATAGAACAATGCATGATGCTTCTATTAGTTCAGGGCTAGCTATTATGGCTTGTAATAAAAATAAATATAGACCTGTACCTAAACAAATACTAGTTAGTTATGATTTAGGTATAAAAAAATATAACAACAAAGGGGATATTTCACAAATAATACGATAAATGAAAATAAACTATAATAGTAATAGCACGTTTCCAGAACAGGTGGTACCTATCGAGGAAAAGATGTCATTGGAGTATGGAAAGCGAGTTGCTGATGCTATACAATCAGAGTGGTTTGCACAAGGAAGAACTAATGGTAATAGATATTTAACAAGTTTTAACAGTTTTCATAACAGAAGATTATATGCAAGAGGCGAACAACCTGTGCAAAAATATAAAGATGAATTATCAATTAACGGTGACTTAAGCTACTTGAATTTAGACTGGAAACCCGTACCAATATTATCAAAATTTGTAGATATATTAACAAACGGTATATCAGCTAAAGATTATGATATAAAAGCTTACGCTCAAGATCCAGAGTCTATAAAGAAAAGAACAAAATATGCAGAGGGTCTTGCTAAAGACATGTTTGCTTATGAAATACAACAACAAGTTAAAGCCTCAACGGGTGTAGATATATCTAATACAAAAATACCAAAAGAAAATTTACCTAAAACTATTGAAGAAATGGAATTGCATTTGCAATTGTCTTATAAGCAATCAATAGAAATAGCCGAAGAAGAAGCAATCAATCAAGTATTAGCACAAAATAAGTTTGAATTATTAAAACGTAGAATTAATTTAGATTTAGTTACATTAGGTATAGCTGCTGCTAAAACAAACTTTAATCCTTCTAATGGTATAACACTTGATTACGTTGATCCAGCATATATGATTTATTCATATACAGAAGATCCAAACTTTGAAGACGTATATTATGTAGGTGAAGTCAAAGCGATGACAATCCCTGAGGTTAAAAAACATTTTCCTCATATATCTAACGAAGAATTAGAAAAACTACAAAAATATAACAGCAACAATAACTATATATATGGTTATGGAGGTTATGATCAAAACACCGTGCAAGTATTGTTTTTTGAATACAAGTCTTATATGGATCAAGTATTTAAATTAAAACAAACAGAAAATGGATTAGAAAAAATATTAGAAAAACCTGATACATTTAATCCTCCAAAATCTGATTCTTTTTCTAGAGTTAGTAGAAGTATAGAGGTTTTATTTGAGGGTGCAAAAGTTTTAGGTACTGATGTAATGTTAAAGTGGGAGTTGTCTGAAAACATGACTAGACCTATGTCTGATACAACTAAAGTAGAAATGAACTACGCTATATGTGCACCTAGAATGTACAAAGGTAGGATAGAATCTTTAGTTACTAAGACAATGGGTTTTGCTGATATGATTCAATTAACTCATTTAAAACTACAACAAGTACTTTCAAGAATGGTACCAGATGGTGTATTTTTAGATATGGATGGTTTAGCTGAAGTTGATTTAGGTAATGGAACAAATTATAATCCAGCAGAGGCTTTAAACATGTATTTTCAGACTGGTTCAGTTGTAGGTAGATCTTTAACTCAAGATGGCGAATTAAATAGAGGTAAAGTTCCAGTGCAAGAATTAACATCGTCAGCTGGTCAAGCTAAAATAGGTGCTTTAATATCTACTTATAATTATTATTTACAAATGATTAGAGATGTAACCGGACTTAATGAAGCAAGAGATGGTAGTTTACCAGATAAAGATACATTAGTTGGGTTACAAAAAATTGCTGCTCAACAATCAAACATAGCAACAAAACACATTAACAACGCTAGTTTATTTATGAGTTTAAGATTATGTGAAAACATATCTAAAAAATTAACTGATGTTCTTAATAATCCTTTAACAGCTAATGCTTTAATGGAAAGTATTTCAGTATACAATACGCAAACATTAAATGAAATTAGAAATTTATCTTTACATGATTTTGGTATTTTCTTAGAACTGGAACCAGATGAAGAAGAAAAAGCAAAATTAGAACAAAATATACAGGTAGCTTTGCAATCTGGTGGTATAGAACTAGAAGACGCTATAGATTTAAGACAAATTAAAAATTTAAAACTTGCAAATCAAATGCTAAAACAAAGGCGTAGGTTAAAGCAAGAAAGAGATCAAGCTGTACAAGAAAGAAATATACAAGCTCAAGCTCAGGCTAATGCTCAGTTAGCGGAAAAAACTGCTATGGCAGAAGTACAGAAACAACAAGTATTAACTGAACAAAAAGTTAATATAGAACAAGCTAAGTCACAGTTTGAAATACAAAGAATGCAAACAGAAGCTGAAATAAAACGTATGCTTATGGCTGAAGAGTTTAACTATAACGTTGAATTAGCTAGAGCACAAAGACAAACAGAGTCTTTAAAAGAAAAAGAAATAGAAGATAGAAAAGATAAAAGAATCAAAATGGAGGGTACTCAACAAAGTGAGATGATACAACAACGTCAAACTGATGGGCCACCTAAAAACTTTGAATCTAGCAACGATAGCATAGGAGATTTTGGATTAGAAGCTTTTTCTCCTAGATAATTACTAATTTTATAATATTATATTATGTCAACACAAACAAAAACAGATGAACCTGTTAAACAGGAAGGTGACTTTAAATTGAAGCCAAAGAAAAAAACACCTAAAAAATTAGGTGCCATTAACAACGATCCAATTAAAGTCGATTTAACAAAACCAGAAGCTACTGGAGAAATAGTTCCAGAAGTTACAAAGGTTACAATACCAAAAGAAAATGCCATTTCAGAGCAAAAAACAGGAGAATTACCTGAAGATCAACGAGCCGGAGATATACAAAAGATGGATGAAGAAGTACGGTCCAGCGAAAATGTGGAAGTACAAGAACCCAAAGAAGAGGATTCTGTCGTTGAAATCCAAGAAATAACTGAAGAACAAGAGGTTAAAGAAATTAAACAAGATATTGCTGAGGCACAAAGAGACGAGCAAGTACTTGGTAAACCTTTACCTGAAAACATAGAAAAACTAGTGACTTTTATGGAAGACACTGGTGGAACAGTAGAAGATTATGTAAGATTAAATCATGATTACAATAAAACTGATGATGTAACTTTACTTAATGAATACTACAAACAAACAAAACCTCATTTAAACTCAGAAGAAATTGCTTTCTTAATGGAAGATAATTTTAACTTTGACGAAGAGGTTGATGAAGCTAGAGATGTAAGAAAGAAAAAACTAGCTTTTAAAGAAGAAGTTGCAAAAGCCCGTAATGAGCTTGAAACTCTTAAAGATAAATACTATCAGGAAATCAAGTTGAGACCTGGTATATCTCAAGAGCAAAAGAAAGCTATGGACTTTTTTAACCGATATAATGAGCAACAACAAACGATGGAAACCAACCATCAGGATTTTAAAACTAAAACTAACCAGTTGTTTAATGATGAATTTCAAGGGTTTGATTTCAGCGTAGGGCAAAAAAAGTTTAGATATAAAGTTTCTAATCCTAAACAAGTAGGTGAAACACAAACTGATATTAGTAAGTTTATTAATAAATATACTGATGAAAAAGGTGTTGTTTCCGATACGCATGGTTATCACAAAGCGTTATATGCTGCTATGAATGCTGATAAGATTGCTAATCATTTTTATGAACAAGGTAAAGCTGATGGTGTAAAAACTATAGTTGACAGTTCTAAAAATATCACAAGTGAAAAACCTAGGCAAGTTGCCGATGGTAACGTTTTCATAAACGGATTAAAAGTAAGATCGATTAGTGGATTAGATTCAACAAAATTAAAAATAAAAACAAAAAAATTTAACTAACTAATTAAAAATTAAAATTATGGCTTTAACCCCACAATTTGGTGCTATTGTACCAAGTCAATCGCAACAAGTCCTTGCGGCAAACTATTTACAGTTTGACGGAGGTGCGAATGATTTTGCTCAACAATACCTACCAGAATTATATGAACAAGAAGTAGAAAGATATGGTAACAGAACGTTATCAGGATTTTTACGCATGGTTGGCGCAGAAATGCCAATGACGTCTGATCAGGTTATCTGGTCTGAACAAAATAGATTACACATTGCGTACACTAACTGTACGTCTGCATCTGCTGCTGGAACAATTACTATTCCTGTAACTGCTGCAAATGCTGCTACTCCTATTTTAAATGTAATATCTCCAGGATCAACAATCGTTGTAATGGATGACTTCGGAAACGAAGCAAAATGTTTTGTTAGAGTATCTGACACAGCCGCTGCCGGTGGTGGTGGTAACCCAGGACAATTAACTGTAGAGCCTTATGGTTTTGCTAACTTAGCTGCTGCTGGAATTGCTAATGGTGCTGGTAAAAAAATCTTTGTATACGGTTCTGAGTTCCAAAAAGGAACATCAACTGCTAACGGTGTTGTAGGTGTAAACACTTACGCTGCTGTTAACAATCCACAAGTAACAGTTACTCCTAGCTTTACTCAATTTTCTAACTCTCCTATTATTCTTAGAAGTACTTATACTATCAATGGTTCTGACACAGCTCAGATCGGTTGGGTAGAAGTTTCTACTGAAGATGGTACTGGAGGATATTTATGGTACTTAAAAGCTGAGTCTGAAACTAGACTTAGATTTGAAGATTACCTAGAAATGTCTATGGTAGAATCTGAGTTATCTGCTGGAGGTCCTGCTGGATTAACTGCTCAATCACTTGGTTCGCAAGGTTTATTTGCTGCTATTCAAGCAAGAGGAAATGTACAAGTAGGATTTAGCGCTGCTTCTGGTTTAGATGCATTCGATGCGATTCTTAAAAATTTAGATACTCAAGGAGCTATTGAAGAAAACATGCTTTTCTTAAACAGATCTTCTAATCTTGATTTTGATGATATGCTAGGATCTATCTCTGGTGGTTTCGCTGGTGGTACTGCTTTTGGTTTGTTTGAAAATTCAGAAGAAATGGCTTTAAATCTTGGTTTCTCAGGATTTAGAAGAGGTTCTTATGACTTTTATAAAACAGACTGGAAATACTTAAATGATGCTTCTACAAGAGGTGCTCAAGTTGGACCTTCTTCAATCGAAGGAGTTTTAATACCAGCTGGTACTTCAACTGTATATGATCAAATTTTAGGAACTAACATTAGAAGACCTTTCTTACACGTAAGATATAGAGCTTCTCAAACTGACGACAGAAGAATGAAGTCGTGGTTAACTGGTTCAGTAGGTGGTGCTTTCACTTCATCTTTAGATGCTATGGAAGTTAACTTCTTATCTGAAAGATGTTTAGTTACTCAAGCTGCGAATAATTTCGTATTATTCAAAGGATTATAAAATAATCCAATTATAATAATTATCCCCGTCAAACGGCGGGGGTACTTATTTTTTTTAAACTTTTTAATTATATTATATTATGTCAAAACAAAAAACAACTCAACCGCAAGGTTGGGAAATAAAAGATAGAAACTACTATCTAACAGGACAAAGCTCTCCGTTAACTTTTACAATTCCTAGTAAACATACTAAAAAACATCCTTTACTATGGTTTGATGAAGAAACAGGAGCTCAAAGAGAATTAAGGTATGCAACTAATCAGGCTTCTGTATTTGTAGATGAACAAATAGGAGAATCTACTATGGGTCATATAACGTTTACTGATGGTGTTTTAAGCGTAAAGAAAGAACAACAAGCTTTACAAAAACTACTATCTCTTTACCACCCATTAAAAATACATAGATACAAGGAGTTAGAACCTCAAAAAGTTGCGATAAGTGAATTAGATGAATTAAATTTTGAAATAGACGCGTTAAACGCTGCTAAATCAATGGATATAGAACATGCTGAAGCTGTATTAAGAGTAGAGTGTGGATCTGAAGTAAACAAGTTAAGTTCAAAAGAAATAAAAAGAGATTTACTTTTGTTTGCTAAAAACAATCCATCACTATTTATAGAATTAGCTAACGATGAAAATGTAGTTTTAAGAAATTTTGGTATTAGAGCCACTGAGGCAAATGTTATAAGATTATCAGACGATCAAAGATACTTTATGTGGGCTTCTAATGGTAAAAAATTAATGACAATACCATTTGATGAAAATCCTTATTCAGCATTTGCTGCTTTTTTAAAGACAGACGAAGGTGTACAAATATACAAGTCTATCGAGAAAAAATTTAAATAACAGGTAATTATAATAACAGGTGGTTACTTATGTGGCCACCTGATTATTAACATAATAAAATTAACATGGCAATAAACGTAAATCAGGTTTATAGTACTGTATTAACAATACTAAACAAAGAACAACGAGGATACATTACTCCTGACGAGTTTAATAAAATAAGTACTCAGTCACAATTAGAGATTTTTGAACAATATTTTGAAGATCTTAATCAACAGTTACGTGTGCCACAAGCCGATGTAGATTATTCAGATAGAATAGAAAATATAGATGAAAGAATAGCTATATTTAAAACTTTTGGTAATGCTACTTATGATAACACCACTACACCAACAAATCCCTTTTGGAATTTACCAGCTATAGATAGTTATGGTAATACAATTTTATATTCAGGTGTTGAACCTATAAACCCTCCATTTCCTTCAACAACAGTTTCTTTTTATAGACTAGGAACTATAACTTATAATTACTTAGGTATTCCTACGGAAATACAAAGGTTACAAAGAAGTGATTATTATCAAATACAAAAATCTCCCCTCACTAAAGCTACTAATAGCTTTCCTAATTATCTTTACGAAAACAATAAACTTTACATTAGCCCTAGCACTATAGTAAGCGCTGGAGATATAACAGTAGATTTTGTAAGAAAACCTAGAAATGTTGTTTGGGGTTATTCTTTAGGTCAAGTAGGTCAATATATTTATGACCCAACTATATCTCAAAACTTTGAATTATCAGAGTCTGAACAAACTGCTTTAATAATTAAAATACTATTATATGCTGGCGTTGTTATAAAAGATCCTCAACTTATACAGGTAGCTGCAGCAGAAGAACAAGCTACAGAAATAAATCAAAAAAGTTAATATAATATGGCTATACAACCACCAAGCGACGGATTAATAACTGAAAATGCACAACAGTATTTTCAAGGATCACAAGGGTTTAGAGGCGATGCTGGTAACAATACTGGTCAATCTTTTACTACAACTTTTGATACAGATCTTTATTTAGGCGATTGGAATCCTGCTGGTGTGGATTATGGTCTAAATAATTTTAAAATATATACTAGCCCTACAGCAATACCTGGAACATGGTCTGAATGGGTTACAGCTTTTACAATTACAAACGGTAAAACAGTTACTCTTACAGCTGCGCCAGGTGCTAATCAATATATAGTTGTACAATTAAATATATTAACCGGTGGTAAATATGCTTCTACAGAAGCTGAAAAAGCATATGGACAAACTACAGAAGATAACTATGGCAGTTATCAATACACTAAACTTAATGATGTAATTAATAATTTTTTAGTTGCATACGTTGGAGCAGGAAAATTAATTCCTAGTGTAAAAAGAACAGATGTAATATTTCATGCTAAAAGAGCAATGCAAGAATTTAGTTACGATACTTTAAAAAGTATTAAATCTGCAGAACTATCTATACCTTCAAGCTTAACTTTAGTATTACCTCAAGACTATGTTAATCATGTTAAGTGTTCTTGGGTTGATAGACTAGGTGTTTTACACCCTATTTATCCTGCTAACAACTTAACAATGAGTCCTTATTATACACAAGCACAAGACTCAGCTGGTATACCTACTCAAGATAGTTATGGTAACGATATAGAAACTGAATCTAAAACTCAAAGCAGATGGCACACGGCTAACACAGAATTTATTAATGGATTTTTTAATTCAAATGATTTTACAAATGATATGTGGGCTTATAACGCAGATATGTTTGGATTTTGGGGAGGAAGATTAGGCCAACAATACGGTATTGATCCTCAGTATCATCAAGTAAACGGTTGGTTTAATCTAAACGAAAGAGAAGGTAAAATGTCGTTTTCATCTGATTTAGCTAACAAGCTTATAATACTTGAATATGTTTCTGATGGATTAGCATCAGACTTAGATACAAAAGTTCCTAAGTTAGCAGAAGAAGCTATGTATTCTTATATTATTCATGCTGTAATATCTACTAGAATAAATCAACCTGAATACGTAGTTCAAAGATTACGTAGAGAAAAAAGCGCTAAATTAAGAAATGCAAAGATAAGATTATCTAACATCAAACTAGATGAAATAGTTCAAGTTATGAGAGGTAAATCTAAATGGATAAAATAATAATACATGGCTGAAGTTAAAAATGCTTTTATAAAATCCAAGATGAATAAAGACCTGGATGACAGGCTTATACCATCTGGAGAATATCGCGATGCACAGAATGTTCAGATAAGTAGATCAGAAGGTTCAGACGTGGGAGCATTAGAAAATGTATTGGGTAATAAAGAAATATTATTTTCTTCAGCCCAGTCAAGTTTTTCTACACTTGTAGGAGCACCTAACATTAAATGTATAGGTCAATTTGTAGATGAAAACAACACAACTATATATAGTTTTTGGACTGATTACTTTGATATTCAAGCTGAAGATAAAATAATATATAGCCCTAGTGCTAAAAATTATATTTTAGCTTACAACATTAACGGTAGTGATAATTATAAAGTTTTAGTTGAAGGTGCTTTTTTAAATTTTTCTCAAACAAATCCTATTATAGGTGTTAACATTATAGAGGGTCTTTTATTTTGGACTGACAATAGAAATCAACCTAGAAAAATAAATGTTAATTTAGCTAACCCAACAGACAACCCATCAAATACATACGTTGTTCCGACTTATTATGCAGATGAAGATTCTATATCAGTTTCTAAATATAATCCTTATGAATGTATAGAGGTTTTAAACGCTAGTACTCAAGCGGCTTCTATAGTAGCCACAGCTGGTTTAAATGGAAACGTTATAAACTCAAAAGCACTTACTTTAAATACACCAACTCAAGTAACTGGACCAATAACTGTTGGCTTAGGTGTTGCTGGTACTGATGTAAAAAGTGGTACTATAGTTACTAAGGTAAACAGTCAAACATCCATAGAAACAAACAAAGCTAATACATTGTTAAATGCTGTTACCTTAAGTTTTAAAGGTTTAGAGACTACAATGTATGATGTTACATCTGAAAAACTACCTGATGGCACTACAAACAATCCATATTACGACGCAAACTATGGGGGTGATCCACAGTTTTTAGAAGATAAATTTATAAGATTTAGTTATAGATTTAAATTTGATGATGGTGAATACTCTATATTTGCACCGTTTACACAGTCAATGTTTATTCCTAAACAAGATGGTTATTTTAAAGGTGATGATGAAAAGCTTACCTATGAAAGTACTATTGTAGATTTTATGGAAAATAAAGTAACTAAAATAGATTTACTTATTCCACTTCCAGCAACAAGATCTGTATTACAAAACACAACAACTTCTCCTATAAAAATTACTGAAATAGATATTTTATATAAAGAATCTGATGGTCAAGCTATAAGAGTTGTAGATACTATTAAAGTAGAAAACGCAACACCTTGGAATTCTAATCCTACAGATAATGTATTTATTTATACTTATGAATCTACAAAACCTTATAAAACTTTACCTGAAAGTGAATTAATTAGAGTTTATGATAGAGTTCCTGTAAGAGCTAAAGCTCAAGAGTTAATGAGTAATAGAATAGTTTATGGAAATTTTCAAAATAAACACACGCCACCCGCTTCATTAAATTATCAAGTAGGTGTTTCAGATAAATATGCGGATAGCATAACCTCAAGTAGCTACTCTACAACTGAATACCCTAACCACACTGTTAAACAAAACAGAAATTATCAAGTAGGTATAGTGTTATCAGATAAGTTTGGTAGACAATCAACTACAATACTTTCTAATAATCAGTCTACACAACTTGTAAATGGGTTTGGTGCAGATACTGTTTATAGTCCTTATCGTAAAACAACAGATACAGTTGCGCCAGCTTGGCCAGGTGAATCATTAAAAATTTTATTTAATGAAACAATAGATAGTAACTCGCCCGCTAGTGTTAGTAGGGCTTTAGGAACACCAGGTTTATATAATTCTGACAAAACAAACGTGAATTATAATCCTTTAGGATGGTATTCATATAAAATAGTTGTTAAACAACAGGAGCAAGATTATTACAATGTGTATTTACCTGGAGTAATGAAAGGTAATCCTGATGCTACAAGTGTAGGAGGTGATTTATCTAATATAGTTTTAATAAACGATAACATAAATAAAGTACCTAGAGATCTTAACGAGGTTGGTCCACAACAAACACAGTTTAGAAGTTCTGTTCAATTGTTTGGTAGAGTTGAAAACGATACTATAACAACTAGTAATGTTGGTAATATACAATTTTACCCAGATAGATTTTCAGATACGGTAAGTATCATACAAGATATGAGAGGTTTGTTTGATGATTCTACTACAACTATAGCTCCTACGGTAAAACTAAATGGGTTTTATAATGCAAAATCAAATCCTTTAATAGGTCAGGTTATTACAACGGCACCGTTTGGTGTGTTAGCAGATACAAGTAGCCCATATGATACATTAGAAAACTTAGCTATTTTTGAAACAGAACCAGAAGTTTCTAGACTAGATATATATTGGGAAACCTCTACGTCAGGTTTAATATCAGATTTAAACACAGCGGTAGCCACAGACACTGGTGGTGTGCAAACTACAAACGCTTTTACTTTTTCATTAAATGAAGGTGAAGCAAGTGGTACGACTGTTGCTGGGCCTTTTTATGGTGAAGATATTGTTGGTGCAAGAATAAACAACGCAAGGATTGATGTAAATCCTGCAAATGGAAAATGGTCTGTCACTAATAACCCAGGAACAAACTTAACAAGTAGATTTACTTTAGTTGAATCTGGTAGCGGTACAGCTCAATCACCTTATGCTTATACGCTAGAAACTAATGATACTTTTTATTACGGGCCCAATGCTACAACAGTTGAAAACTATACATTTAGTTTTACATATGATGCTGGTGGAACTGAAACAACACCACCTGTTCAAACAGGGCAGTTAGTAAACATAGCACCAACAATAGATGGCACATGCCCTAGATCTTTAACAGTAACAACATCTAGCTTACCAGCTGTAGTAACTTTAACTGGTAAAAACGGTTCAGCAGACACAACTCAAGATACAGCTGATTTAGTGTGGTCTATAGTTTCTCAAACACAAGGATCATCC